TGACGGATGGTGTCTTCCAGATTTGGGACGAAGAAAGGAAATGCTTGCTCTTCAATGGCTATATAGACCAACTGAATGACGGTTATACATCTGACAACAGACCTGACGGAGCAAAAGTATCTTGGAACATGTATGAATGGATATGGAGCAGCCAGAAAAAAGAATGGGTTAAGCAATGATAAACGAATCAACTATAAGGCAATGGTATAAAGTCTTCAAGAACGATTGCGAATTAGTTGAGATACGCATACTCGGAAAGTTCCAATACAGCGGCTACTATAAGAACATAGATAAGCTGATAGAAGATATTAAGGCTTATGAGGACTTGCCTGATGAGCAAATATACTTCACGCTTAACGACATTGACGATGGGTGTTATGGTCGCGCTCAGTGCGAGAAGATATTGAAGTCGCCCAAGACTACGACATCTGATAGCAATATCACTCATCGCTCTTGGGTGCTGATAGACTATGACCCTGTTAGGGTAGTTGGCACAAATGCCACAGAGGAAGAGTTTGAGTTGGCTCACAAGAAGGCACAGCAAGTGTTCCTCTATCTTCGCAGCATGGGATTCAACGACCCGATAATCTGCAAGAGCGGCAATGGTTGGCACACAATCTACAAGTGCGACATGCCGAATACCGAGGAAGTGCGCGACATGCTTTCCTGCTTTCTCCAGTCGGTGGCACTGATGTTTACCGATTCAAAGGTAGATATTGACGAAGCGGTGTTCAATGCAGCCCGCATCTGCAAGCTCTACGGCACAACGGCAAAGAAGGGCGCAAACCTTCCAGAACGGCCATGGAGAATGTCAGAGATTGTCTATGTGCCTGACGAAATCAAGGTCAATGACATTTCGCTGTTCCAGAAGATAGCCGAATTGTTGCCGAAAGAAGAGCCGAAGCCTACGACGCAGTACCAGTACAGAGGTGGCGGCAGCAATGAGCCTTTCAACTTGGAGCGTTTTCTTGATGAGCATGGCGTTCTATACAAGAAAGAGATTTGTGCGAAGTGGACGAAATACGTCTTAGACCATTGCTTTTTCAATCCAGAGCATAAGGGCAAGGATGCAGCCATCATACAGATGGCAAGTGGCGCAATCAAATATACCTGTCTTCACAACACCTGCCAACAACACACATGGCAGGAGATAAGGCAGATGCTTGACCCACATGCTTACGAGCAGAAGCAACAGTATCAGCAGCCATACTATTCTCAGCAAAGAGGTGGTGCAGTACACCAACATGCACAACAGCCACAGAAGCCGGTCATCAAGGAAGAAACAGCGGAGCTTGGTAAAAAGTGGTTCTCATTGAAGGACATCGCGAAAATCAACATCAATGACATAGAGCACTTCAAGACAGGCTTCACAGAACTTGACAAGTCAATCAAAGGGCTTTTCATGGGAGAGCTTACCATTGTGAGCGGTTCAAACTCATCTGGCAAGTCCTCTTGGTTGAACACTCTTATCCTGAATGCCATTGAGCAGAAGTACAAATGTGCGTTGTGGAGTGGCGAGTTAAGACCAGACGTGCTGAAGACGTGGATTCAGATGGTTGCAGCAGGAAAAGATTTCTTGCGGCAGGCTAACAACGGTCAGTATTGGTTTGTTCCAAACGAAATATCGCAGAAGATAGACAACTGGACTGACGGAAAGTTCTACCTCTACAATAACGACTACTCGAACAAGTGGGAGCAGATTTTCAACGACATGAAGGAGCTGCTGGCTGTCGGTGTCAGAATCTTCATCCTTGACAACCTCTTCTCACTCGACATTGACATCTTCAATGGCGACAACAACAACAAGCAAAAAGAACTGATTAAGCAGATATGTGACTTCGCGAAGAAAGAGAAGGTACACATCATCCTTGTAGCGCATCCCAGGAAAACCACCACATTCATCCGCAAGAATGACATCAGCGGCACAGGTAACATAACCGATGCGGCAGACAATATATTCATCATTCATCGTGTCAACAATGACTTCCGCAAGACAGGCGGTGAGTTCTTCGGTGTCGAATACATCAAGACGTTCTTCAGTTTCGGAAATGTCGTAGAGGTTGCGAAGAACAGAATGATGGGTGTTCAAGACTTCCTCTGTGGAATGTACTATGAACAGGAAAGCCGACGATTCAAAAACTCGAATGATGAGAAGCGGATTTATGGTTGGCGGGATGACATAGGAAAACAACAGGATTTGTTTGCTGATAGTCATGCTGGAAATACAGCAAGCACAGCGGCAAACGTGGTGGATGGTACTGGTGACGCATTGCCGTTTGAAGCACCGAGTCCTGAATCAGAAACACCGTTTTAGTAATCACATTACAGGAATAATGTAGCAATGGAAGTGAACAAAGTCTATAATGAAGACTGCCTTGAAGGATTGAAGAAGCTGCCAGACAACTGCATTGACTGTTGTGTGACCTCTCCACCATATTTCGGACTGAGAGATTACGGCTGTGACGGTCAAATCGGCTTGGAAAAGTCACCTTCGGAGTACATAGACCGGCTAACGGATGTGTTCGCAGAAGTCTATCGCGTATTGAAGCCCGAAGGTACGCTTTGGCTTAACTTGGGCGATTCATACGCTGGTTCTGGCAAAGGCTCTGCAAATTATCCAGAAAACGCGAAGAAGTACAAGCAAGGACGGAATCGCGGCACGGTTGGCAATCGGACTGGTTACAAGTATGTGACCGCCTGCAAAGACAAAGACCTTATCGGCATCCCTTGGATGGCTGCATTTGCCTTGCGTGACAGGGTTGGCTTCTACCTCAGAAATGACATCATTTGGGCGAAGCCAAATCCGATGCCTGAGAGCGTTACAGACAGGCTCACGAAAAGCCATGAATACATATTCCTTATGAGCAAGAGCGGGAAATACTACTTCGACCATGAGGCAATACAAGAGATTGCCACTGGATATGATGGTCGCAAGGATATTATGATGCACGGCTCAGAGAAATACATTATTCCTGTAATGCCACACAAGACTACTCATGGACTTGCGCTGCATGAGCACAGGCGATGGCGATTCAAGAACTTGCAGGAAGACGGTCAGCAGCCAAATAGTATGCACCTTCGCCGTGCAGACGGATTGCCAGACAAGCAATATCCAGTAAGGAACAAACGCGATGTTTGGACTGTCAGCACGAAGCCAGACAGCAATGCGCATTTTGCCGTTTATCCCGAAGAATTGATAAGACCTTGCATCCTTGCAGGCTGTCCGAAGGGCGGCATAGTTCTCGATCCATTTATGGGTAGCGGAACAACAGCGAGGGTAGCTGCCACTTACAACAGGAACTTCATCGGGTACGAACTGAATCCCGAATACATCAAGATTATCCAAAAGAAGATAATTGTAACACCAGACATGTTTTCATAAGTCTTATGGAAAATATCAGACTATTGTATATTGACCTATTTTGCGGTGCAGGCGGCACTTCAACAGGTGTGGAGAGAGCCAGGCTTTGCGGGGAGAAATGTGCGAAGGTCATTGCTTGTGTGAATCACGACCCGAAAGCCATTGCATCCCATGCAGCAAATCATCCCGACGTGCTGCATTTCACTGAAGACATTCGCACTCTTGATTTGTCACCAATGGTTGCACACTTGAAGAAGATGCGAAACAAATACAAAGATGCTCATGTCGTATTATGGGCATCATTGGAATGTACCAACTTCTCCAAGGCCAAGGGCGGTATGCCAAGGGATGCAGACAGCAGGACACTTGCCGAACACCTGTTCCGATACATCGAAAGTCTTGATGTTGACTACATACAGATTGAGAATGTGGAAGAATTTATGTGTTGGGGAGAATTGGACGAGAATGGCAAGCCTGTCAGCAAGGACAGAGGCACATCATACCTGCGTTGGGTGAACAATGTATGCAAGTATGGATATAAGTTCGACTTCCGCATACTGAACGCTGCCGACTTTGGCGCATACACATCGAGAAAGCGTTTCTTCGGACAGTTTGCAAGGCATGATCTGCCGATAGCATTTCCGCTTCAAACACATGCCAAAAGGGACGTTTCCAATGCTTCAAAGGTCTATGGCAATCTGTTTCCAGACCAGTACGAACCTTGGAAGGCTGTTCGCGATGTTCTTGACATAGATGATGAGGGAGAAAGCATATTCACCAAGAAGAAGCCTTTGTGCGAGAAGACACTTGAACGCATCTATGCCGGACTGATTAAGTTTGTAGCAGGCGGCAAGAACCAGTATGAGTCATGGATATTGAAATATAACTCCACGAACAAGGACAAACACCACAATGCACCGTCGCTTGACGAGCCTTGTCCGACTGTTGCATGTCAGAACCGCTTGGGATTCGTGAAATGCCAATTTCTGAGCAAGCAGTTTGGCGGCGACCCATCAGGGAAGAACATCGGTATTGAACAGCCTGCCGGATCTGTCACATGCAAAGACCATCACGCTTTTGTGACGGCTTTCTATGGCAATGGCTTCAACAGGGAAGTTGATGAACCTGCACC